GAAGTCCTTGTCTTTTTGCTTTACCTTCACCACCCATCATGGAAACTTTTATATTAGTAGCAGTTTGTTTCTTATCTTTTGATTTGGAATATTTTGTTTTATCTTTTTCAAGTTGAGCTTTACCACCCTCACCTCGATATATCTTTTTACGACCATCAGGTTTAGCCATTTTACTCTTGGCGGGTATCAATCCTCTCTTACCTGCATAATCTGCAAGTGGACTATGTGCCTTTGCTTTTACCCCTTGAACTGCTTTTCCAACAGATTTTTTAAATTTTTCTGCTTTTTCTTTTTGTGCCTTTGCTTTCTCTTCTTTTCTTTTTTTAACTTGAGCAACCATTGGGTTCTCTGTATCAGAACCATAAGTAACCTTTGCTTCCTCTAAGTATTGTGTAAATGCACCTTCAACAGCATCAAGTTCAATACCCTCATCAAGAAGATCATATACAACCTCTTCAACAAGAACATCTAGTTCTTCCTCAGAAAGTTCATCTACGAATGATAGATCAATACCTTCAACTTTTCGTTTTGAAGGCATATTTTGCACCCCAGTTCTAAATTTTTCTATTGATTTTTTAGCCTCATCTTTTTTTCGTTCTTTTTCTTCTTCCCGCCCAGCTTCCAACTTGTCATACTTAGCAGAACTGATATTACCTGCGTCAAACCTCGTACGGGCATAACGTTGATCTTTATAATTTGGTTTTAATTTTTTAACTTCCTCTTCATCAATCTCTTCTTCATGAGGAATAGTATTACCATCTTCATCTTTTTTGTGATGCTCATATATTGAATAGTATGCAGACATCAAGTCTAAACTTTCTTTCTTATCGCTCTTTTTACCTTTCTTTGCTATTGCTTTCTGCAACTGTGGTGGTAACTTTTTCTGACCTGCACTTAAACCTTTTGAGTCTCCATTATCATCATCATCTTTATCATCGTCTTTGTCATCGCCATCCTTGCCCATTGCTTTACTAATGGCAGCACGACGTTTCTTTAGATATTCATCAGATGAATCGGAATCTCCGTCATTATCGACATCATCATCCTCTTTGCCTACTGCATCAAGTTTCTTTTTTTCGTATACCAATTGGTAAGCTTCTGCAATTTCTTTGAGATCCATTGAACTTATAAGACTCTTTCATTATATTTATAAAAGTCTTATAAGTCACCCTCCTCTCTGTTCTCTGAATAGTAAACATCGAACTGTCCACCAGGATATCTCTTCTCTAGTTTCTGTACATTTCTTGCCACTACATCTTCAAAAGATATACCGAGTGCCATACATGCATTCGCTGCATACCAGATAATATCACCCAGTTCAATAATCAAATGCTGACGATTATCTTCACTCCAAGGTTTGCCTTGAAATATCATCTTCTTTACAATCTCTAAGAATTCACCTGCTTCTGCGTTTAGTCCAACACCTGCAGTCAAAAGTCTTTCGATGTTCGCACCTTTCTCATCTAACTGAACTAAACGATCAGATAAGGCAAGAAAGTCTTTTGATTCATCAGATGTAACTGCATCTACGAATTTTGAATACTTGTCAAAGTCAACTTGTTTTTCCATTAGAATTTTAATCCTGCAAATTTTGATACTAATTTATCTTTCTCATTATACTCCTCTTCTTGCCCACTGTCAAGTATATCATCTTGAGCAGACTGTTCACAATCATATAGTTTCATCTTACCACGATCAATACCAACAACAAATCTTTTGTTAATAGTAGGATCATGATATCTATTCTTCAACTGCTTGACCATTATTTGACTTAAGTTCTCCAGTTCTTCAGTAGAGATAAGAGCGAACATAAGATCAGCAGTTGCAGGAAGACCAAATGATTCAGAGGTATCGGTAAGGTCAACATCAGAATTACCATAACCACTACGAGTAGTCTGAGTTGCACTAACAATCGGGAGGTTCGCCTCGACTGCGAGACCACGAAGTTCCTCCGCAATCGCTTTGATGTACGAGTAAGAATTGACATTACCATTTGCTTTGTATCTGGATGATGCACATATATTTAAATAATCTACGAATATGATATCTGGTTTAAATGATTTCTTAAGTGCCAACTCACTTAATAATGCTTTGAAGTGTCCTGAGTGTGCAGACGCAGTTGGATATTCTTTGATGATTAAAGAACCTTGAGTTTTCTTTGCAAGGTTTGTAACCTTCTTTTCAAAGATTTGTTGTGGTAAATTTACAATGTCCTGTATGGGAACATTGAGTAGATTAGCATCAATTCTTTCTGCAATCTTTTCTTCCGCCATTTCAAGAGTAATGTATAAAACATTCTTACCCTGTAGAAGAGTAGAAGCGGCCAGATGACACATGAATAGAGACTTACCAACACCAGTGCCAGCGAGAGCGACATTAAGAGTTTTATTAGGTAGACCACCTTTTGTAATCTTATTAAAGTAATCAAGGTCAAAGGGGATCTTGTCCTCCTCTCGATGATATGATTCATAGCGTTCTTCGTAATCTTCAAGGTAATCATGTCCTACCTGATTATCAAAACTAACAGCAAGAGCATCAGATAAGATGCTTGGTATTGCATCAGGATTCTTCTTTGAGTTATCACCATCAGCAATAGAAATTGACTCTACTAGTGCAAGATAGATTGCACGATCTCTGCACCACTTCTCTGTGGTATCTAACAACCATTGCAAATCATTCGGGGTGTCATTCAATAATCCAACACAGTCACGTATCTTTGCAAATACATCTTCTGTGATATCTGTTCTTTTCTCGGACTCAATGATTAATGTTTCTTTTGTAGGTAGTGAATTGTATTTTACAATAAAAGTACATACCTCTTCAAAGATAATCTTTTCATGAAACTCTTCAAAGTAATCCTTATTAATAAAAGGCAGTACCTTTCGAGAGTATTCATCATTGTGTATCAAGTTTTTGAGAATTGTGATCTCAATACTATCCATCAATTTCCATAACTAAAGTATTTTTTAGCAATCTCATCTAATGATTGCATAATTTCTTGTGTAAAATATTCTTCTGGTTTGGCAAGAATTTGTTTAGCAAAAACTTTTTTTCCGTTAATTTCATAACGACCTGCTTTGTTTGCCCACAGTCCACCAATCTCTCCAAGTTCAAGAAGTCCATAGTATTTGTCCAGACCTCTATCATCATAATAAAGTCTGATTTCAACTTCCTTGTTTTCTTTACTCAATCTCGATTTAACCGTCTTAGCTTTGATAATGTTTCCAACAACCTCTTTCTCACTCTTTTCCTTTTTTTTGCTGAGATAAATGATTGTAGAGGCCGCATATTTGAGACCAGAGCCGCCTCCCATTTCTTTAGTAGGGACATAAGATCCGATGACATCATAGGTATGGTTTGTAACTATAAGTGGTATATTTGCTTGACCAAGTTTTAAGGTGAGCATACGGAATGCACCTTTTACAAGTTGAGATTTGGTCATGTCTCTTACCTGTTTATCATTCAGTGCATCATTGATTTCTTTCTCTGTTGAGAGCATACCTAATGAGTCTAATACAAACATGCATGGTTTGCGTTTATCCTCATCTGTTTTAAGATATATGTCAACTGCTTTTAACGCTTTACCTCGAAACTCTTCAATTGTTACAACATTCGCAACAATAACTCTATCTAAATCAAGTCCCCGATCTTTAAGTAAAGGTTTGTTAACAGCGTTTTCTGTGTCAAAATATAAACAAGACCCACCAGGGTTATTATCCAAAAAGTTTTTGACGACAGCAAGCGAGAAATAAGTTTTACCAGTGCTTGACTCACCAGCAATGGCAGTAATACGATTGCTGCTAACCCCGCCAAAAATAGACCCGTTAATGAGTCCATTAAAAATGTAGGATCCTGTATCAACGAATCTCTCATTTTCATTAATTTCTGACGCAATTTGCGTATAATCATTTCCGATCTCTTTTACAATCTCTTTTAAAAAATCCATTAAATTACCATCCCATGTTTTTCACGAAGTATTCTTTTGTAAGGACCATCAGGATTCTCATCTCTAACTTCTTTTACTAATTTCAATTTAGCATAAAGTTTTTCTGCATCCACATCTCTTTTACCGAGACCATCACCCTTTACCTTTTTAGTAATCATTACGAGTGTGTTCAGTTCTTTGTCGTCAATTGGTAAATCCATTAAGTAACCTCTAAATTTTTAGATTCTATACATACAACCCAATCATAGCACATTTTCATT